CGATCGCAGGTCGCTACACTTGGAAGTGCGGCATCCACTTCTATTTGCCCTAGATAAGGTACAGGTAAACCTGCAATGCGTCACGTGCAACTACGAAGCCAGATTAGTGGCTCTCCCAGGGTCGGGAGCATGTTTTATGGTAAGAGCTAAACATGTAAACCCCCTTTCGCAAATTCAGGGATAGACTCCAATATGCTGCATCACATGCTAGCTGGCGGAAGCCGGGCCTTATTCCAGTTGACGAGACTGGGCATCTTGTATTTAACCGATAATAACGGATTCACATTACTGTAATAATAAGAACAAGAAACTTAGCAATTCTTTGCCAACGACAATGAAACTCTGTCAGTTGAGAGACAGCCTATACTTGCGACGCAGCTGGAATCGTCAGGAAAATGCCCGACATCATCCAGCCACGCCTGATATGCCCATGATTCACCACATAACCATGCGTCAATTCGGCGCACGGCGGATGTCTTCATGAAAGCACAAGTATCAAAGGCCATTGGAGTTTGCGATATAGTTAGACTCTGGTATCGCGTCAGATTACTGGGGTATTGGAAGGGGTGGTAAAGCCCTCAATATCATTAGACCACCGAAGTGTCTGTCATAATAGTATTGCCTTGTCCAAGGTTGTACAGTTAAGTTACATTCCTAACATTCGAAAAGCCTGCCGTACTGGAGTGAGCACCGGGAAGACGCCAGAAGCAATCTTCAACCCAACTCCAAACAGACTTAACGCATCCCGCCAAAAATCACCCTTATTCTCCTCATCCTCGGCAATCACCTTAACAGGCTCTGATTGCTCAACCACGTAAGCAGTGGCGGCCATTACGGCTGGGGAGCAAGGGGCAGCTTTCGTCATCTCGATAACACCGGACGAACCAGTGGCAGCCTGAACCAAACCCTCGTAATGATGAATAACTTCAGCATCAAGGATGTTGGTTATGGACAAACCATTGGCCTCAACCCAAACCATAATACCCAACCATCCAGTAGAAGGAAAGGAAAAGGTGTAGGTCAAATCAGTGTTGCCAGGAGCCATGTATCGGAACCCAGTATGATCGGTAAACCGACCTGGGACCAAAACCTCATCGTATATCAAATCCGCAAGCGGGATTCTTCGATAATACGGTGAGTATTCCATGGTCGCCACACTGGTGGGATATGCAAAAACTCCGGCCTGGAGAGCCTCCGGGACCAGAGCGATGTGGACAAAGCCCCCAGCAGTTAAAGCAGGCTGACGAGTCTGCAACTTGAGCCCAAAAGCCACAGTCCTCAAAAGAGAGAACGTAGACGTGAGGGCAGCTTGATTGGATACAGCAACAGCAGCAGCTAAGGCTGGCCAAGTCCAACTGGTACTCGAAGTTGCTGTCGGAAAGACAAAGGCAGCACCAGGGTCGAATCGAAAAAATTGACCTGACCCAGCGAACACAGCACCGACATTAAATGTCAGCAAATCACGAGAAAACGCAACAGCACTAGGTGCAGTAGCGTCGTCAGGGATCTTGGAACCAAACGCCTCAGGGCAGAATGGATCCAACTGGGCAATCGCAAATTGTGGGACTGCTGCCTTGGAACGCACAGAGTTAGGAATACTCTGCGGCTTAGGAACTTGCAAACCGCCTCTCAATGGAGCAGACGGCTTGGCCCTCAATACCAAAGCAGTAGAAGTGGCGTTAGACGACTTCTTCTTCTGCTTCGCTTGAGGGACTTGCTTCTTGGAACTGGATTTACGTGTCATAGTATTGGATACCGTATGACAAGTGGCCCATGGCTGGAGCATACTGCTCCAGCCGATACCCACATCCGGGACTGTACATCGCTGACTACTTGAACACCCGCCGTGCAGTCTCTTGGCGTTTTGTTTAGCACTAAAATAATAGTTTTGGGGGATTTAAAATCAGCGACCCAATAAATGTTTAAAGGCCAGGTAGGATGAGATGGTCCACACCAATCTCACCTACACTGCCTATACGGCTACCCCGGTAAACATTCTCTACCGCTATCTGCTCGTCTGGTGTTGTCCCAAACGCGAGCCAGAAAGATAGCCGGGACTTCGCGACAGGCTCGGTCCATTGCCTGTTCATTCCAAGTCCTCTGTTAGTATATTTTCGCAAAGACACATCATCCAACGGTTTGGCACCATTAGACGACCTTATTAGAGCCTGATAAAACTCTTGCACAACCGGTATTCCACCAACCATTGAGATTCCTCCCAATCCGATAGCAGCACCCCAGCGTTGTGTTATTTTATCATTGTCCAAAGGCTTAAGAGAAACGCAGTCTTTGGAGATAGAGACACGGGGATCACGCACCATCACGTAATTAACCCCGTCAAAGATGGGTTGAGCTTGACAGAAAACGATTTGCTCAAGGACATAAACAGGGTCTTCGATTTTCACCGTAAACCCAAAGTCCAAGAACCATGGAGCTATTTTCGGCAGGAATTCTACTAATTCCTCAGCCTCAAACATCAATCCACAATCATCTCCATCATTAATCAACTCCCCATCAATCTCATTCTCCAGAAACAGACTGAATACAATGGCGCACATAATAAGGACATTTCCAAGTGACGTGTCAACATCACCAGATTGTCGCTTACCGCGAACACTGTACTTCACCCAGCCATCTACACAGAACCCAGACCCTCTATTATGCAATTGCCATTTAACCAGTTTCCTGAATAGCTTACTGCGAGGGTAATACTTCTTGTAGATGCTGTGTGACCACTCTAAAGCGTCTTCACTGACATGTTGGTCCATACGGTGGGCATCAAGCCCAAGAAAGACAGGTTTCTTAAACCTCATCCATTTCTTGGCTATCACTTGCCCCCTTTGAGCCATATTGAGTCCCTTCATGACGGTGGGTGACCCAAATAACTTGTCGATAACAGCATATATCCTTTTCTCTATCGGGCGGATATAGGTCCCTAGTTCAAGATTGTATCGTGGTTTCCGTGGAGAAATTACACGAGGCACCGAGCGCTTCAGGCGAGAATATTTTACTTTCTCAAATTTACAAAACACCCCAATAAAAGAATCTTTAATAGATATACCTTTTACATTGAGGGATTCCATGGCCCTTTGATAAATCGATCTCTTCTGTGGCGGACATGTATCAACATAATGCTGATATGTCATACGCGTGGAATGAGTGTCGGTTTTATCAAAACCATCGGAAAATTGTTTCAACCTTGTGATGAAGACGCCTGGGCGAGGCCGAGGAGGAGCTACGAACGTACCATGTTGATCCTTTACATAAAATACTCTCTCCTTCAAGGCCATCTCCAATGCTTGAACAGTGTTGTTAAAGGCGAAGAACTTGACACCAGGCGAGAAACCTGGCACCAGAAATAACTTTCTCACCTTTGTGAGTGCTCCCGGGATTCTTGTTACCTCCAAGTTGGCGTGGTTGGGAGCTGTGCTTAAAGCACAGTCCACGCCAGGTAACATCCTCGGGCCCCCTCACACCGCCGAGAAACCACGACGGGTTTCTCGGAAGGTTGTCCACTTGAACAAGGACGGAATGCCGCTACGATTTGTGCGGCCCCTCTCTACACTCTCATGCGCTAAATTGACCCGCGCTGTTGAGGAGAAGGTGGCAGCTCCTATCCTGGCTTCGTCGGGGACGAAGGCAAGTTCAACTGCCAACTCTATCACGGACCGGATCCGCCAAGG